TTAGTTGTATAATTAAATAAATTATTTAAAGTATAATATGTTGCTTCTTTTGCATCAATATTTTTAAGAGGATCTGAACAACTCATTTATTATTCTAATTTTATTATTATTTAATAAAATCATCATAAGTTATTATAGGAATATTCAAACTTCTAGCTGTTTTAACTTTAACTGTATTATCATTATAATCTTTTACAATTAATAATGTTGTTTTTTTATTAACAATATTAGCAATTTTACCACCACTTGAAATAATAATTTTTTCTAAGTCTTTATCTCTTATACCCGTAAATACATAAATATTATCTTTATATTTATCATTATCATTATTATCATTATCATTATTATCATTATCATTATCAATATCATTATTACCATTATCATTATTACCAATATCAATATTTAAAGAATTATAAAAATCGAGAAAAGTTTTTAAATTTGAAATGATTAATGTTGCTGATAATTCACCTAATCCATTAATTTTTTTAAGATCATCAATAGTTAATTTAAGTGTTTTTTCTTGATCAGAACAGATAAAAGGATATACATCAAAAACTAAATTTAATTTTTTTTCACCTAAACCACGTCCTAAAAGATTAGAAGCATGCATAATTTCTAAACATTTTTTAGTTTTAATAGATTTTAATGATTCAATTAAATTATTGGCGCTTTTTTCTTTAAAACCGTCAATATTCAAAAGTTCATTTTTAGAGATATTAATAATTTTATATAAAGTATCATATGAATTATCATATAATTTTGTAATAATACCTTCACCAATACCTTTAATATTTAAAGTTTTCATAAAATAAGTATAAATTTTAATGTCTTGTTCTCTATTTTTTGAATTATTTTCTAATATTATATCTTTACCTTTCCATTTGAAGGGTAATAACGGTAATAAAGGTTTGCCATTAGTTGATGGTTTTAAAACATTTATGATATGAGGTATTACATCACCTGAGCGAATTATAGTAATTTTTGAACCTACACCAATAATATTTTTGACAATATAATCAGCATTAAAACCGGTTGCTTGTTTAATTTTAACACCATTTAATTTAATTTCGTTAAATTTTACAATAGGTTTAATATATTTATCTTTACTAATATTCCATTTAATATCAGTAACAATAACATCAACTTCTTGATGCATTTTTAAGGATTTAAAGGCGAATGAATATTTAGGATTTTCGCCCGATTTAATTTTATAAATATCATTATGAGTGATAACTAAACCATCAATTTCATAATTACTATTTTCTTTCCAATTTTTAAATAAATCATATAATGATAATATTGATAATTCAGATTTTACAATATATTTAACAACATTAAATTTTAAAGATGATGCATATTCTAAAGCTTTTTCAATATTATTTCGTGGATTTAAAACATCATAAGCGATAAATTCAATATATTTTGCAATATTTTTATCAATAACTTTAGAATTGATAGTACCAGCAACAACATTGCGGGCATTTGCACCTTTATCGGCAATTTTAGTCCAATTATTTTTACTGATAATTAATTCACCTCTAATTGCTAATTTTTGTTTATCATTAAAAACGGGTATTCCTTTGATAATGTCTTTTAATTGTGTAATATCTTGTCCATAAATGCCATTACCTCTTGTATAAATTCTAATAATATTATTATTGATAATAATAAGACAAGAAATACCATCTAATTTTTCACTAATAACATAAGATGAAGGTTTATTATATTTTTTAAGCCATTTTTGTAAAATTTTGTCATCATCTTTAATTTTATCTTGAGAACCTAAATAAAAAGGTAATTTAACTTTATTATCAATAGCAACATCAGCGCCAACTCTTTTAAAATAATCATTCTTTTTATCAATAGTTTTTAAATAATCTTTAATTTCATCATATTCATCATCATTAAAAATGGGTTCGCCTAAATTATAATATTGAATATCAGATTTAATTAATAAATCAATAATTTCTTTAGTAGATAATTTTTTATAATTGATCATTTAATATAAGTTTCTATTAATAATAATTCAATTTTTATTTATGTATAAAAATAAAAAATGAATATAAATTTATATACATAAAATAATTTAATATGATTAATAATATTAAAGAATTGATTACAGAAAATACAAATATTATTGAATTATATTTAATACAAAAATCAATAACATCAGATGAAAATAAAATAAATATTTATATAAATGATGATTTATTAAAAAAAATTAAAAATAGTTTTAAAAAAACAAAACAATGTGATATTGCTTATTATTGTAGAAATAATTGCAATTATATTTATGATTTATCAAATGATAGTCAATATGTTTATACGAGAAGATTAGAAGAAACGCGAATAATTAATAATAGTAAAACGAGTTATTATATTTTAGCATTTAATGAAATAAAATTGCCAACACATACATTTCCATGTACAAATGATATTAATCATAAATATATAGTTAATACAATTGAATATAAGATTAATAATAGAATAACATTAATAATTAAAAATAATAATTGTTTGATTAATTATAAACATGGTAAAGATGTTGATATTGATAAAATACAAGAAATAATAAATACAGTAATAATTAAAATAAATTCATTATAAATTTATTGTTGTGATTATATTTCCAATTGGTTCATGAGAAAATAATTTTGTATTTTTTAATAAATAACTAATTAATTCATAATCTTTTTTAAAATGCATAATATTATAATATAAGTTTAATAAAAATGTTTTAAATACATCTAATTTATAATAATCAATAAATTCAATAATTGTTTCAAGAAATAAAATATAATCATCTATATAATTATTATCACTAAATAAAGATGAATATTCACTATATCCAAAATCCCAAATAACCCAATTTAATCCTAAATTTTCAATATAAAAAACTAAATCTTTATATATATATTTAAAACATGATTTATTTTTTTTTTTAATATTATGATATAAGAAATTTGCTAAATGTGTGTCATTATGAATAATTTTAATTCTATGACAAGATAATATAGAAATAAAACATTGAGATAAAATATTATTTATTTGTTTTAATGTTATTTTTTCTTGATTTTTTAATAAAAAAGATTTTAAATCACCATCTGCTAATTCTACAAATGTAGAATAATAAGCATTAATATGAGTATATTTATTTTCTTCATCTTTTAAAGGTAATAAATTATCATTTTTATTAAAATAACTACATTCTAAATTATTAAACATTAAAGGTAGATGAATATTTTTATTATTTATTGATGTTTTTGTAATTAATTCTAAAATTTTAACTTCCTTATAAGTATTACTAGTTAATAATTGAACTTTTGTTGCAAATTTATATTTAATATCTTTAATTTCTGATATAAAAACGTTTGCATTTAATGATTTTGAACCAATTGTTTTCAATAATATTATAACATCATTTAATGTATATTTTCCAAATTTTAATGGATATAAACATTTATTTTTAGCATTTTTTATTTTTTTCTCTATAATATTATTAATAATATTATATCTATCATATCTATCTAATACATCTATATGTTTATTACTACTCATATTTATTATCTATTTATTATATAAAAAATAAAAAATGATATTAATTATTATAATAAATATTATAATATGATTAATAATTTTGCATATTTTCTATATAATAATGATATATCTGATTATTTAAATTGTTATTCAACTTTTATAATGACACGAAAAGATTTAAGAAATAATATATTAAATCATAGAATGAATTTATTAATTAATTGTTATTCTAATCAAGAAAAAAATAAAAAATATAAATTAATTGAATATTATATTCGTTCTTATAAAGATGATTATTTTTCTCATTCATTAAATGAAGAAAATAAAGAAGAAAAAGAAAAACCAGAAAATCCAGAACAACGCGATGAAGATGTTGAAGAACATTATAAATATATGTTTATTAATCCTAAACCAAAACCAGAAATTGATTATGATGAAATTGATAAAAATTATGAATTAAAACTTTTAAAAGAAGAAGAAGAAAAACAACGTGAAAAAGAAATTTTATTAGAAAATGATTATTTTGATGATTATGATGATTATGAATATTATAATTCAGATGAATATGATGAATGTGACAATGATTATGATATAATGGATGATTATTATTAAATCTTCTGCTTTTTATGTGTATTTCTAACAAATTTTGTTGGCGGCTCTTGTGTTTCATTTTCATTAATATTAGTATGTCTATTAAACCATTCTTGACCAATAATAACTGAAGCTTTTTCAGATGTTAATTCATCATTTATTATTTTTGTTCTCATTAATAAGAAATAATTAAGATATTCCCAATTAAATGCTTCATTTGTTCTAATAGAAATATCAAATAAAACAGGATATCTTTCTGTAAAAAAAGCATAATCTTTTTTAAGTTCTTCGCTAATATCAATATTCACATTTTTTTCAACTTTATCTCTAATTTCTTTTATTGTTTTAATAATAATTTCATTTTCTAAACCATCTTTTTCAAAATCTTTTTTTTCTCTATCCATTTTATTTATCCTTTATATTTTATTTCTTTATATAAAATATAGAAAAATGAACACTTTACCAAATAAATTAAATGCCGGTTTATATACAGGTGATATAAATTTTTCAAAAAAACCATGGGGTAATGATTATAGTATTGGTAGAGTTGAACCAGATGCATTAGAATATGCTAAATTCTTTTATGCTAAAAATCATATTCCAGGTATTCAAAATCGTCCTGGTAATAATACTTATTCAACTGTTGATATTTATAAAAAATATTTAGATAATTATAACCTTCAATGTTATAATTAACTTAAAAATAAAAAAGATAGGAGTGCAGGGAGTTGAACCCTGGTCTCTGCTTCATAAGAGCAGTGCTCTAACCGTTGAACTACACTCCCATGTTTTATTAATAATAAATTATCCTTATATCATTTTATTTATTTATTTATGTTTATAAAATAGAAATATTAATAAAAACAATAAAATAAATATAAATAAATATTTATTTGTTATATTATTTTTATTTGAAAAATCTTCAATTGTATTTTTTGGTGCAGGTGTACATTTAACAACTTCACATGCAAAAGATAAATCAATTTCACCTGCTGGAAATAATTCTTCAATATCTTTTTGATATAATATTACTGATTCTGATCCTCCCATTATAAAATTTCTTTTTATTCTAATATTAGATTAATATTATCTTTAATTTCTAATATATGTCTATTATCTGATATTTCTTTCTGCATTTTAACAATCCCAATATCATTTAATAATGGATTATAATCTTTTGCTTTTTCAACATAATCATTATATTTATTCAATAATAAATTAAACTTTTTAATATAATCTTTATAATTTATTTTAATATCTAATTTAAATTCTGGATTTTCTGTTTTATATTTCTTATAAAGTTTTATCAATAAATCATCTAATATTTTATCTTTTGTCATTGTCTTAATACCATCCTTATTTTCTTCATTATAAATAATTACACTCCCTGACATTATTTTTATAATATATGTTATTGCCTCTTTCACTTTACTATTTAAAATCTTTATTTCACCCGTCATTATTCTCAAATCTTCATCTTTTTTAACTACTTCTTTTTTAACTACTTCTTTTTTAACTACTTCTTTTTTAACTACTTCTTTTTTAACTACTTCTTTTTTAGGTTCTTTTGGTTCTTTGAGTTTATTAATATATTCATCAAATAATAATTCTTGAACTTTAACTAATTTTAAATTATCTAAACGTCTTTTGCGTTTAATTGGGTCTTGATATAAAGGTTTTAATTTTAATTGAGCATCAATATTATCCCAATAATCATGATTTTCTTTATAATCATCTAAATCGGTTAAACATAATGCATATAATTGTAAAATAGGTTTCATAATTTGATTTGTAATATAATGTAAATAATCCGGTTCTAATTTATTTTCTTGTATAAATTCAGGTGTTTCAATTTTATCACCTTGTAATTTTGCACCAGGATTTTTAATATATATATATGCAATACGATCATTACATGCTGGTTTATTACCAGCATCTCTAATACCTATTCTATCGGCTAAAACTTTATGAGCAATTTTTGTAGGGTCTTTATAAGATGATTTTAATGTTTTAGATAATATTAAATCTTTAATATCTGCTTTACCATTAACTAAATCTGTTAATTCTTCACGTAAAAATGTAATAGATGTATCTAAATCTTGACTATTTAAGATGATATCAATAATACCACCATATATTTTTTTGACAATATTTGCATTATCACGACGTTTTAATACAATACCCATTGATTTTTGTTTAAATTTATTAATATCAGTTTCATATAAATTGCCAACATATCGTTTCTTGCTAAATAATATAAATGGATACAAACATTTTTCATAATTTAATTTTTGTGGATATGGCATAATACTTGCAATATTCTTTTCTACATCTTTACCAATTTTAATTGCAACTGGTAAAGAATTTTTACCAAATATTAATTCTCCTTCTGTATCTTTTAGTGGAAATTTACAGAAAATAGAATCAGTATTTTTTAGAATTAAATTACCTATACCACCGTGAAAAACTCCATGTTGAGTTTCAATATCATAAACATAACCATTATATGATTCAAATAAAACTTCTATTTTTTGAATATTAATATTATTATCATTATTATTATTTTTTGTATAATTAATTTTATAAATATTATTATAATAATCAATATGAATATAATAATTAAATGATTGTAATATAATAATAATTTTTTGTGCTTCTACTTGATCATTTGTTTGAATATAATCATCATTTTTAATAATATTATTTATATATTCGATATCAAAATCTTTCAAATTCAAATTAGAAATATCAGGTTTAGAATGTAATAATTCTTGTCCTATTTTACATTCAGACGGTTTAATAATTTTTCTTGTATTATCTAATAATGAATGGTCTTCTGTAACATCAACAATACCTTGTTTTGTAATAATTCTATAAATCTTTTTAATAGTTTTATGTCTGATTAAACGTTTAATTTTAGCCCATCCTAAATCAGTCCATACATACATATCATTTGGTAAATATTGTTCTTTATTATATCTATCATTGTCATTTGATTTAAATTCTTTATAATTAATCCAATTTCCATCAATATTTTCAAATGTATTAACATAAATATCATTATTAATTTTATAAGTTATTGGAGTATATGGCATTACACTATCACCATAAATAACATCAGCATTATAATTTGTTTCAACATATTCTTTTGCTAACATTATCATTTCTCGTCCTGTTGCTGTTGTACATGCCGCAATTTCTTTTAAATAAATCGGAGATGTTTTTGCACCAATTTGACCATATAAAGAATTTGCAGTAACTTTATAAGCAGCTTGTAATGCATCAAATACATCTTTTTCAAATTTATTATAAGTATCTTTAATATTATCAATATCTATTTTTTTAATTTTAAATTTAGTTTTATCAGGTGTTGTAATATTAATTTCAATATCATTATTTTCATGAATAATTCCAATAATTTTACTGCCATCTTTTTTAATAACTGTCGAATATTCAATTTTATTTTTAGTATTTTTTCGTTCTTCTAATAATAATGATAAGATATCTGGGATAATTCCTTTTCTTCCATCTTTATATTTAGCAAATATACATTCTTTAATCCCAACTTTATGTTTCTTATCCCCTAAACCCTCATATAAATCATAATTAACTTTAATGAATTCTACATTTGGATCATCGATTTCTAAATATTTTTCATTTAATACATATGTATCATGTGATAAATTTCTCGATATCATTGATGATGGATATAAAGAACCATAATCAAATACAACAATTGGTTCATCTAAATAAATACCTTCTTTTGGTTCAAGAACAATAGCCCCTTCATAACCATCTATATCAATATCATTAATAATATATTTTTTAACTGGTATAACGAAATTACGTTTCATACATTCATTTGTAATTAAAGAATAAATTTTGATACCTTGACCGCGTTTAAATAGATAATTTAAGGGTACTAAACAAACATTGCCCATACCACTATTATTTTCAATAATTTTCAATTTATGTAATAATTTATTAACTAATAAACAATCTTGAATACAATATTTAGCAATTACACATCTATCACTTGAATTACCCTTAAATTTTTCGAATATTTCTTTTGGTTTTAAATCATCTTTTTTAGAACCAATGAAAATAGATGCTACATTATCTAATTTATAACTATCTAATTTATGGTCTCTTTGCATAACTTTGAATAAATCAATTGTAACAATTCCATCCATATCAAATAATTTTAATGTATTATCCCCTAAAGCGGATGATGATAATTTTTGTTCAATTAGTGTGATTTCTCTTGTTATAGTTCGTCCTAAACCAATAGCAAATTGTTTAATAATATTTTCTTCTTTTGCTCTATTCCAAATATATTCCATATCAAAACCCCAAATATTATATCCAATTATAATATCAGGATTAATATTCATAATTTCTTTTTTCCATTGTAATATTAAATCTTTCTCAGTTTTACATGAAATAACCTTAGCATCTTCAATATCATCACAAGTATCTAATGAAACAATACTTTTATAAATAATATCATCACAACCATAAATATGAACAGTTGTACCAATTTGAATAATCTTATCACCCTCCAATTCCGGTAAAATATCAGATAATTTTTGATTTAAAGCTTCTTCAATTTCATTAGCTTCTTTAACTGAAATATTATTTTTTTTCTCAGGTTTTTCATCATCATCGTCATCATCATTATCATTATCATCATTATCATCATCATTAGCAATAATTAATGGTAATGATTTAACTTTATTTAAAATAAAACGAATATCTTCTTCATGTTCATATAATTTTGTTTTATGAGTAGATGTTAATTTTGTTTTAGAAAATAATTTATTAATTATATAACTATGATTAATAATAACATCTTCTGAAAAAGCTTTTATAATATTTGAAATTAAATTTTTATCATCCAAATTAGCTTTTGAAATCATACATAAATCTTGTGCTAATTTCTTATAATTTTTAATAGCAAGTGGAAAATCTCCATGAGAACTGGAACATTCAATATCAAAAGAAGCAATAACAAATGGAGCAATAGTATTATTATCAATAGGTATAATATCAGTCCAATTAGCGGTAATATTATATTCACAACGTGTATCGGATGTATTTTCTAATGTATAATTGCGAACATTAATCCAACCACATGGTTTTATTTTTTGAATATGAATAAACTTTAAAAATGGTTCAATATTACTTTCATATAAAATAAAACCATCTTTTAAATCTTGAAAATAATATTTGAGAGAATTGAATAATCCTAAAGATTTAACAACAATTTTAATAAATCTAAATTCTTTATTATTTGTAAATCCCCAGAAATCTTTTTTGCGTTCAATTTCAAGTTTGCATAAATGTTCTTCATAAAATTTTGAAATAATTTTCTTTTTTGTAAGTTTGCCTTTAAATTTATATTCATAATATTCATCTAATAATTTTATTTGTAATTGCTGAACTTTTAATTTAAATTCTGAATCACTTAAATCTTCCCATGATTCAGGAGGTTTCAAATAAAAGAATGGTTTAAATCCAATAACATTAGTACATATACTAATACCATCTTTATTTTTACCATAAATATTTATAGTATATTCGCGTGCTTTTTCGGATGATGAAAAATCATATTGAATTTTATCATTTTCAGGGATAAACCAATCTGAAATTTGATAAGTTATATCAATATCGGTTGATTTCAATTCGTCAGTTATAATAGTATTCATTGATTATTATTAATAATTTTATTTTTATATTAATAATTTCATTTTTTATTAGGTTATTTATAGAATGGAATTTAATAATATAGGCTTTACTATTTTAATTTTAATAATAATATTTATTTATTTAATTTATCAATATCATTATTATAGTAATATAGAGACTATAGTTTCTAAAATAGATAATCGCAATTATGATGTTCAAATTAAAAATGATGCAACAGAAGCAGCAGATTTAATTGCAAAAGTGCGTGAAAAATTAATATTATTAGTTAATCATATGTTTAAAACATCACCATCACATCCAAAAGTTATGAGATTAAAAAAGAATTTTAATCCAGATGTTTTAAAAGAAGGTATTGATAATCCAAGTTATACAAGTTATACAGTAAATAAAGGAGAGGAAATAATATTATGTTTAAGAACTGATGGAAAATTAGTTGATATTAATGTATTAACATTTGTATGTATTCATGAATTAAGTCATATTGGAAATGAAACAGTTGGACATGATGATGCATTTTGGGAATTTTTTAAAGAATTATTAATTGAAGCAATTAATATTGGTATTTATACTAAATATGATTATAAAAAATCACCTGTTAAATATTGTGGAATGATGATAACAGATAGTCCATTGGATTAATATTTATATAAAAATAATTTTTAATATAATTATTAATAAAAAAATAAAAATAATGTTAAATATAGATACAGATTATTTTAATATAATAGATACAGATGAGAAAGCTTATATTCTTGGATTAGTATATAAAAATGATAATTATATAATTAAATTAAGTAATAGAACAGATATTAAATCAATTTTATCAAATATTTGTTTAAATATTGATACTAATATTATTTATATTGGAAATACAAAAATTTTAAAATTAATTAAAAGTTCAATTTTAAATTTTAATAATTTTAGTGATGAATGTAAAAAAGGATTTATTAGAGGTTTATATGAAAGTAATAATAAGACCCTTATAATTTCAGAAGATATTAAAGAAATCTTTGAAAATATTAAAGATTTTATTTTGAATGATATTAAATATGAGATTATTAAAAATGATAAAAATGAAGATGTTATTTATTTTATTAATAACAAAAATAAATTTTTAAAAAGTATTTATTATTCAAAAAATAATATTACTTTATTTAATAATATTTATAATGAATTAAATAATAAACCATCAATTAAAGTTTATAAAACAGATAAAGATGCAGTTATTCCATCAAAAGCATTTGAAGAAGATGCGGGTTATGATTTAACAATTATTAAAAAAATCAAGGATTTTAATTCAAAAACAACATTATATGATACAGGTATTAAAATTGAAATTGATGAAGGTTATTATACAGAAATAGTTCCAAGAAGTTCAATTAGTAAATTTGGTTATATTTTAGCTAATAATATTGGTATTATTGATAATCATTATAGAGGTAATTTAATGATTGCATTGACAAAAATAGCAGATGATGCACCTGATATTGAATTACCATTTAAATGTTGTCAATTAATTGTTCGCAAACAAATTTATGCAGATTTATATGAAATAACAGATGATAATCTATCATCAACATTAAGAAATGATGGTGGATTTGGTTCGACAACAATTATTTAGAATAATAAATTTTTTTTGCATTATTAATATTATTTTTAAATTCAATAAATTTTTCTTTATAATAATCTTGAAATATAATATCTGAATGTTCAGGATTTGATTTATTTTTTTTTAATTCATAAGTTTTAATATGAATATCATATATTAGAATATCAATAAATTGATTTAATACTTTTTCATATTCTTTATTATTCATTTATTAAAAATTTAATTAAATTTATAAAATCATTTTTTATTTTGATAAATATTTATATTTTTAATGATTAATAGATATTATTAATTCATATGAGTACTAAATTGCAATTTAATGGTGAAGGTATAAATGAATTAACAAAAGAGACTATTTTAAGAGGTAAAGGAGAATTAATTACAGGTATAGATTATGATAATATTGTAAATAATAGATTAATATTTATTGGAGAACAATTTATAATTGAAAAAACTGAAAAAAATTTAAATGACATTAGTTATAGTAATATTTATTTTAATACAGATTTATATTATTATAAATCAAATATTGATAGTAATTTTCAAAATAAATTAATACCTGAATTAGGTATTATATTAAATAATAATAGTAATATATCTGTTAATTTTTCTGATGGTGGATGGTCAAGTAATCATATATCAAATTCTATTTATACATTATCAGAAAAAATTGGTTTTGGTACATCAATACCATTATCAACAATACATATAAAAGATTATAATGCAAAATTATTAATTGATAATAGTGCACATGCATTTGAATTTGGATATGATAATAATGATATTTTTTCATTAGGAAATGATAATATACATCAATTAAAAATTCATGTATTAGCATCTGATAATTCACTATATATTGATGATTATAGTACTACAAATATGAAAAATATATCAGTTAGTGGTTTAACAAATTTAACAAATAATATTAAAATAGATAATAAGACATTGGTTGAATGGTTAATATATGATAATAAAATTGCGACAGAGGCATATGTTAATAATAATATTTATTTAACAAATTCAACAATTTTATATGGTAAAGGAACAAATATAACAGATTTAGATTATAAAAAAATAACTTTAAATAAATTAATATTTAATTCACCATTAATATATAATTATGAAAATAATACGGTAGATGCTGATTTAACATTATCAGGATGGACAAGTAATAATATTACAAGTAATATTTATTCATCATTAAAATCAAAAATAGGTATTGGTACATCTGATCCATTAGCAACATTACATATTGGAACAACATTTTATAATAAAAATAATGATAATAATGATGGAATATTAATAATATCGAAAGCTGAACCAGATAATATTTATAATAAAAATTTTAAAATTGGATATGATGAAAATTTTAATTTTTCATTTGGTAATTATAATTTAGCTGATGATGGAACGACAATATGGAAAAAACAATTTTTTATAAATAATCTAGCTCCTGAAGGTTGTTTAAGTATTATTAATAATGGGAATATAAATATAAATAATTCTATAAATATTAATTCAAATTTATTTATAAATAGAAATTTATTTTTTAATAATAATTATAATTTAAGTGTTGATAATAATAATAATTTTTCAATAACAAATAATATTATTATTGATAATAGATTAAATATAATTGGTATTGGTACAAATCCAGATAATAATTATAAATTAATAGTTAATGGTGATATTAAAACATTATCTGATTTTTATGTTAAAGATATTTATGCTGATAATATAAATTCATCAAATTTAACTGTAATTCAAAATATAAATACCAGTAATATAAATACAACTAATATAAATGCAAATATAATTAGAACAAATAATATTATTAATAATAATTTAATTACAACAAATCGTATAAATACTACTATTATATTCTCATCAAATACTATTATTTCTTCTAATATTACATGTTCTAATATTATTTGTTTTAATAATTTAAATGTTAATCAAACAATTACGACAAATGCAATTAATGCAAATAATACAACAATTAATAATATTTTAACATCAAGAACAGTTAATGTTACTAATAATTTAACAGTTTCATCAAATATTATAACATCAAATTTAAATCTATTATTTATAAATGTTAGTAATATAAATTCAAGAAATATTGAAACAAGAAATATAGATATTAAAGAAAATTTATTAGCTAATATTATTAATTCAGATATTATAAATAATAAAAATAATATTTTAACAAATAACTTATCATCAACAACTATTAATTCGATAAATATTAATGTAAGTAATATTAATATTATAGATAAAATAATTGCAAATAATATCAATACATCATATATTATTAATGATAAAAAAATTACATGTTATGATATCGAAGTTATAAATGAAATAATATGTAATTCTTCAATTACTACAAATTCATTAAAAATTGGTGATATTTATATATCAGATAAAATAGGTATAAATATATTAGAACCATTATCAGAATTACATATTTGTAATAATAAATCAACATCTACAAATACATCAATAATTATTAGTGGAAATATTAATAGTTTTAAAATTGGTTATAATTTTAATGAACAATTTATATTAGGTTCATTTGATACTGTATTGAGAATATGGAGACAACAAATATTGATACATAATAATGCACCAAATAATACATTAATAATTAAAAATTCAGGTAATATAGCAATTGGTACTGAAGTTGATAATTTTGATTTATATAAATTAAATGTTATTGGTAATTTAAATGCTATTAATATTTATGAAAATGGTGTTAAAATATTAAATAATACTACTATTAATGAATTAATAAATACTAAATTAGAATCATATTTAACAATTGTTGATGCAAATAAAAATTATACAACGAAATATGATGTAGATACTTCAATATCATATAATATAAATTATATAGAAGAATTATTATCATCATTATTTTCTAAAACATCAAATATATATACAAATCAAAAAAAATATCCAACTGAAATTATATATGATATTAATACAGAGGATAATATTAATGAATTACGATATTATGAAAATAGTAATATATATGGTATTAGAGAACAATTTTTAGATAAATTGATAAATTATGATAATTCTGAAACAATATATAATTATACTATATATTATTCAAGTTGTAGAATTAATAATCAAAAATTTATTTTTGATAAATATTATTTATTTTTATATGGAGACAATTATATTTTGAGAAATAGTATATCATGGGGAACTACTAATTATAATACATTTTATAATACTACTACTACTAATATTGCAAATTTAAATAGAAATAAAATAATAAGAGCTAATGAAACAATTATTAATAAAAGTCAAATATATTATGGTGATTTTATAATTATAAAATATGAATTTAATTTAGTATTATCAAAATTTAGATTTTATGTTTTAAATGAAGAATATAATTATAAAATACCAAATGCACCATCATCATGGAAATGTTATGGTTCAAATGATGCTGAAGTATGGACAGAAATAATTAAAGCATCAAATTCAAGTTTAAATTCTGCATTAACATATGATTCATATATTGATACATTAAACGGCTATGCATATTATGAGCAACAATTTAATATTGATGTATCATATCGTTTTTTTGGATTTGTTTTTAATAAAATTGTTAATTTTGATATAAATAATTCTATAAATTTAAATACTTCTAAAGGACTTGAAATATTTAAAATTGAATTATATGGTAAAAAACCTATTGTACCTCTATATATATCATCAAATGTTTTAACAGATATTTTAACTAACTATACATCAAATTTGATATCATCTAATATAAATGCCTTAAATCAAATTAATACATCAAATTTAATAAGTTCAAATATAAACTCCTTAAATCTAATCAATACATCAAATTTAATATCATCTAATATAAATAATTTAAATTTAATTAATACATCAAATTTAATATCATCTAATATAAATAATATAAATCTAATCAATACATCAAATTTGATATCATCTAATATAAATAATTTAAATCTAATTACAACATCAAATTTAATAAGTTCAAATATAAACTCCTTAAATCTAATCAATACATCAAATTTAATAAGTTCAAATTTAACTGCCTTAAATCTAATCAATACATCAAATTTAATATCATCTAATATATATAATTTAAATCTAATTACAACATCAAATTTAATATCATCTAATATAAATAATTTAAATCTAATTACAACATCAAATTTAATAAGTTCAAATATAAATAATATTAATCAACTTACAACATCAAATTTAATAAGTTCAAATATAAATAATTTAAATTTAATTATAACATCAAATTTAATAAGTTCAAATATAAATAATATTAATCTAATAAATACATCAAATTTAATAAGTTCAAATATAAATAATTTAAATCTAATAAATACATCAAATTTAATATCATCTAATATAAATAATATTAATCTAATCAATACATCAAATTTAATAAGTTCAAATATAAATAATTTAAATCTAATTAATACATCAAATTTAATAAGTTCAAATATAAATAATTTAAATCTAATAAATACATCAAATTTAATATCATCTAATATAAATAATATAAATTTAATAAATACATCAAATTTAATATCATCTAATATAAATAATATAAATTTAATTAATACATCAAATTTGATATCATCTAATATAAATAATATTAATCTAATCAATACATCTAATTTAATAAGTTCAAATATAAATAATATTAATCAAATTAATACATCAAATTTAATAACTTTAAATATAAATGCCTTAAATCAAATTAATACATCTAATTTAATAAGTTCAAATATAAATAATATAAATCAAATTAATACATCAAATTTAATAACTTTAAATATAAATGCCTTAAATCAAATTAATACATCTAATTTAATAACTTTAAATATAAATGCCTTAAATCAAATTAATACATCTAATTTGATATCATCTAATATAAATAATTTAAATCAAATTAATACATCTAATTTAATAAGTTCAAATATAAATGCCTTAAATCTAATTAATACATCAAATTTGATAACTTCTAATATAAATAATTTAAATTTAATTACAACATCAAATTTAATAAGTTCAAATATAAATAATATTAATCAAATTAATACATCAAATTTAATAACTTCAAATATAAATGCCTTAAATCAAATTAATACATCAAATTTAATAACTTCAAATATAAATAATATTAATCTAATTAATACATCAAATTTGATAACTTCTAATATAAATAATTTAAATTTAATTACAACATCAAATTTAATAAGTTCAAATATAAATAATATTAATCAAATTAATACATCAAATTTAATAACTTCAAATATAAATAATTTAAATTTAATTACAACATCAAATTTAATAAGTTCAAATATAAATAATATTAATCAAATTAATACATCAAATTTAATAACTTCAAATATAAATGCCTTAAATCAAATAAATACATCTAATTTAATAAGTTCAAATATAAATAATATAAATCAATTTACAACATCAAATTTAATAACTTCAAATTTAAATAGTTTTAATATTTATAATAGTAATTTATTATCATCTTATTCAATTTATAATATAAATAATATTGGTATTGGTGATAATCCATCATTAATATATAAATTAAATGTTAAAGGTACTATTTATTCTTCAAATGATATTATATGTGATGGAAATATTAAGGAAAATGGAAACTTTTTAAAAGATAAATATTTATCAATTAGTGATGCTGGAAATTTTATTAATACTAATGTATTGAGAAATGAAATATCAAGTAATCAACCAAATATTCAAAAAAAATATGGATTTAGATGTATTTGTAATAATTCTATTATATTAAATAATGAAACTTATTATAAACATGATGTAAATATATCATTATATGTTAAATCTGTAATTGACGAAATTGATGAAAATCCTTATCGAATTTATGGAATAAAATGTTTTTCAACATCTTCTATTTTTAATAATATAGATACTAATAAACAACCTAATATTTTACAATATGATATATATACAAGTCATAATATTAATACAAATAATATTAATATTTGCGCCATTGGTTTTCCAAATAATTATTATTTAAATAAAATAACTTTAGGTGATATTTTCATATTAAAAACAAATAATTATGATTATATTTCAATTTTATCAAAAATACAAAATTTAACTGTTAGCTGTATTATATCAGATTTTTTATTTTAATAAATATAAGAGACTTATGAATTTTATACAAGATAAAACATTACAAGATGATCCATCAATTATTATTTCTGATATAATAACTCGAGAAAATTATGAATTAAATATTAATGGAGCAGTAAATGCAACATCATTAAATATAAATGATATTGATATTACTTCTATTTTTGCTAATACGAGCAATTTAAATAGTAATATAAATACACAGTTTTTAACAGTCAGTAATATATCAACATTTTCTAATAGTATTTTACAAATATCAAATAATTCAAATATATTTATTGGTAATGTTGGTATTGGTGCAACTGATAATAATTATAAATTATATGTTAATGGACAAACTTTTATTAATTCAAATATTATTATTAATAATGATCTTATTGCATATGGTAATATTAAAGAAAATAATGATTATTTATCAAATATATATATATCATCTAATATTTTAATAAATCATATTATTCCATATAATAATATAAATACTTCAAATTATGCATCTAATATTTCTAATATTATTATTTCTAATACTTCCAATTATACATTAGATACATCCAATATTTTAAGAGAATTAATAAATACTAATTTATCTGATACTTCCAATTATGCATCCAATATTTCTAATATTATTATTTCTAATACTTCCAATTATACATTAAATACATCCAATATTTTAAGAGAATTAATAAATATTAATCTATTAAATAATTCTAATTACACTTCCAATTATACATTAGATACATCCAATATTTTAAGAGAATTAATAAATACTAATTTATTAAATAATTCTAATTATGCATCTAATATTTCTAATATTATTATTTCTAATACTTCCAATTATACATTATATACATCCAATATTTTAAGAGAATTAATAAATATTAATTTATCCGATACTTCAAATTATGCATCTAATATTTCTAATATTATTATTTCTAATACATCTAATTATACGTTAGATACATCAAATATTTTAAGAGAATTAATAAATACTAATTTATCCGATACTTCCAATTATGCATCCAATATTTCTAATATTATTATTTCTAATACTTCCAATTATACCTTAGATACATCAAATATTTTAAGAGAATTAATAAATACTAATTTATCTGATACTTCCAATTATGCATCCAATATTTCTAATATTATTATTTCTAATACTTCCAATTATACCTTAGATACATCAAATAGTTTAAGAGAATTAATAAATACTAATTTATCTGATACTTCCAATTATGCATCTAATATTTCTAATGTTTTATTACTTAATTATAATTCTTTAATTATTAATACATCTAATTATGCATCTAATGTTTCTAATGTTTTATTAAATAATTTAAATACTAATTTTTTGAAATTAAGTGGTGGTACATTAACTGGTGCTTTAAATTTTAATACTTTAAGTGATTATAATACTATTTATAATACTGGTATTTTAGGATTATCATCTTTAAGTAATATTGTTTTTAATACAGGTACTAATTATAATAATTTAACTACAAAATTAATTATTAATAATACAACTGGTAATATTGGAATAGGAACAACAACTAATTCATATAAATTAAATGTTGATGGTTCATTAAATGCTACTTCAATATCAAGTAATGGAATATTAATTGATTTTAATAATTATGTTACATCAAATCAATTATATGGAAAAATAGAAAAACAATATCCTCCTAGAAAATATGATTCATCTGTAATAACAACAACAGCCTCTATATTTGGTAAAACGAATATTAGAACAGAAACTATAACATTAAATAATGGAGAATATGGAGCAGGTGATTATATTATTTATTCATCCAGTGTTGCTGGAAATAGAGAAAAACAAAATTTATTTAATTATGTTATAAATGATGGTTATTCAGGTGAGTGGGGTGTTAATTATATTATTAATGATGGTTATTTTAATTCATCTTTAACAACATATTTTATAAAGCAAACTGATAATTATTTTGGCGATTGGTTAATAATTAACTTACCAAAAACAATAATATTATCAAGATTTATATTTTATCCATTTTTAAGCCAAATATCAAGAAATCCATCATTATGGCGCTGTTATGGTTCAACTGATGGAACAAGTTTTGAAGTTATATCATTTGCTTCTAATAATACACCTTTAACAGCTTCAGATTATTCAAAAGGATATTATGAACAAATAATACCAGAAACTTTTATAACTTCATATTTATATTATGGTTTTGTATTTAGTAAATTAGTTGGAGGCGATAGTAGTGCAACTTCTTTAATGTTTGTAGAATTACAACTATTTGGAAGAGATGATACACAATCAGCATTATTTTTAACAAGTTTATTTAATAAAAATTTATTATATTATTCGACAACAGGGAATGATCCAAATTATATATCATCAAATTCATTATTTAATTCAATATTACCATTATATTCAACAAATATTAATTTATCCAATACTTCAAATATTATAATCACCAATAATTCTAATTTTACATCTGGTACAGCTTTAAATACATCAAATTATACATCCAATATATCTAATATTATAATTGCCAATAGTTCTAATTTTACATCTGGTACAGCTTTAAATACATCTAATTTTATATCTAGTACAGCATTAAATACTTCTAATTATGCATCTAATGTTTCAAATGTTTTATTAATTAATTATAATTCTTTAAATACTAATACATCTAATTATGCATCTAATGTTTCAAATGTTATAATTGCTAATACTTCTAATTATGCATCCAATATTTCAAATGTTTTATTAGTTAATTATAATTCTTTAAATATTAATACATCAAATTATGCATCCAATATTTCTAATATTATAATTGCAAATACATCAAATTATGCATCTAATATTTCTAATGTTTTATTACTTAATTATAATTCTTTAAATATAAATACATCTAATTATGCATCTAATATTTCTAATGTTATAATAAGAAATACAAGTAATTATGCATCCAATATTTCTAATGTTTTATTACTTAATTATAATTCTTTAAATATAAATACATCTAATTATGCATCTAATATTTCTAATGTTATAATAAGAAATACAAGTAATTATGCATCCAATATTTCTAATATTATAATTGCTAATAGTTCAAATTTTACATCTGGTACAGCTTTAAATACATCAAATTATGCATCTAATATTTCTAATGTTATAATAAGAAATACAAGTAATTATGCATCCAATATTTCAAATATTATAATTGTTAATACTTCTAATTTTACATCTGGCACAGCTTTAAATACATCTAATTATGCATCTAATGTTTCAAATGTTTTATTGTTTAATTATAATTCTTTAAATACTAATACATCTAATTATGCATCTAATGTTTCAAATGTTTTATTGTTTAATTATAATTCTTTAAATACTAATACATCTAATTATGCATCTAATGTTTCAAATGTTTTATTATTTAATTATAATTCTTTAAATACTAATACATCTAATTATGCATCTAATATTTCTAATATTATAATTGCTAATAGTTCTAATTTTACATCTGGTACAGCTTTAAATACATCAAATTATGCATCTAATGTTTCAAATGTTTTATTAATTAATTATAATTCTTTAAATACTAATACATCTAATTATGCATCCAATATTTCAAATGTTTTATTAATTAATTATAATTCTTTAAATATTAATACATCAAATTATGCATCTAATATTTCAAATATTATAATAACTAATACAAGTAATTATGCATCCAATATTTCTAATGTTTTATTACTTAATTATAATTCTTTAAATATTAATACATCAAATTATGCATCTAATATTTCTAATATTATAATTACTAATACATCTAATTATGCATCTAATATTTCTAATGTTTTATTACTTAATTATAATTCTTTAAATATAAATACATCTAATTATGCATCTAATATTTCTAATGTTATAATAAGAAATACATCTAATTATGCATCTAATATTTCTAATGTTTTATTACTTAATTATAATTCTTTAAATATAAATACATCAAATTATGCATCTAATAT